TTCCGATCTACGAATGCGGACAATTTCGCGGAGCTCGGAACATCATTGCCCCAAACCTGCCCAACACCGCAATTTAGCAACGGCGCACCGTTTTCCGGAATCGTTAAAACGACGGTCGTTGTGATCACGCCGTAGGTCGTTCCATCCTTGGAGGTGGTCGCTTCGATCACGAGCGTACCCGTCAATGCGTTCGGAAAATTACCGCCTACCGTGGCGAGCGCCTTATAGCTGTCCGTCGTCCCCGTTTCAAGGTCGATCGTTTTCAATACCGTGTCCCCGATTTTATAGGTCAGGGATGTGGTGCTGTCCGCAATGATCCGATTGATCGTCACCGTAACGGTTTCGCCCAAATTCATCGTCGTCTTGTCGGTCGTGGGAATATTGCCCAGCAGCTCATACTCCACATCGATTGTCCAGCTTGCAAGGGTGGTATCAACGCTGATCGACTTGCTCTTATCCGGCTGGATTACGCCCAGATAGACCGCTTCGCCCGCCGCGAACTGCTGCTGTATCCAGCGTGCAAACAAACTGTTGCCTGCAAACTCGCGCGCAATCTGCGCATAGGCGTAACCGCTGCCGGAATAACCGTCGATCGCCGTGAAGGTCTGATCAAGCACCGCCTCATTGTCGAGCATTGCCCAGTCAGACACGCCGCTATCTGCGGATGGACGAAAACCGATGCGCAGACGCTTGACCGCTGAATTGGAGTTGCGGACATAGCCATGGACTGTTACCTTGGTGATGTTTACTCCCGCCCCTGCGAGCGTTGAATTGTTGTCATAGGTGTACAGCAGCTGGCGGGGATAGTAGGAGCTGTTGGTGGTCAGGTAGTTATAGAGCACCGTCCAGCCCGCAGGCGAGCTGCAGGCAGACGGTGTAAGGGTTACTATTGCCATATCGTTACACCTCGCTACTTATATTCGTAATGCTGATATAAGTAATTGAAGGAGTAATAGCACAATTGTAACAACGCCCATTTTCAGGATTACTATTTCAGGCAAATCTTTCATTCGCGCTTACCTCCCATATTTCAGCAGCCGGACGTGTTTATCTGTCCCCGGCTTCCATGCCAGCCCGCCGATGATCATTGCATCGGTGATCTGCACGCGCGGGGCAGTCAGCTTGGTTTCCGCGCACTCGATGATCGGCGTTCCGTTTTCCGAGATTACCCAGCCGGAGTTCGTAATCGTATTGCGGTACGGCGATTCGCTCGTGTAAATGCCGATCTCTGCGCCCTCGATATGCACGCCGGATTCTAGTGTTTTCACGCGCCCGTCAAGCCCGGGGATGGTTTCTGTCTGGATGACGGATAGCCCGTTCTTGGTCACTTCAAGTTGTGTCTGGATTTCAGCCGCCGTTTCCGTTGCCGCGTCTGCCGTTTCCTGCGCCGCTTCCGCTGCTGTTTGCGCGCTGTTCGCCACATCCTGCGCAACCTCTGCAAGCCCGAGCGCGGTTTCCGCTGCGTCTGCCGCCGCATCCACATCGTCGCGCACACCCTGCACGGTCAGTTTGATCGATTCATTTGCCGAGAGATCGAGGCTGTTTCCGAGCGCGGTAATCGCTGTGGTATACAGGATTGGGATGGTCGCCGATGCAATCAGGGCCTCATTCGCCGTGATCTTGCCGGCGGTCAACGACTCGGTAAAAATCGTGTTGATGACCGCTTGCGACGCTTTGATTGTGGTGGCGTTGAGACTGCCGACGTTCGCGGTCGTGGCGACGATCTGCCGACCTTCCTCCGTTTCTCCGGCGGCAACTTCGCCGTCCGTGACGGTGACTTCTTCGGTCTGGATAGTTCCATCTGCGCCGATGAATACACGGTAGTACTTGTCATCCGCGCCCTTTAGGACGAGCTTGTCAATCGTGGCGTTGAGCAGGTTCGCACTCGTTACGGCGAGGTTGGTGATCATCATGCTGTCGGCAATGCCCTGTTTGAGGATTAGGGCGTTCGCCAGCAAATTTTGAATTTCTGCAAGGTCGAATTTACCTGTGCTGACATACAACGAGGTGACTTCCGCAATCGCCGCATAGAGTTCGTCGGTCGTGATGTTTCCGGCGACCACTCTATCCAAATGCGCGGATACGGCTTTTACGATGGAGGCAGTCAGTTCGTCAGCTGTGATCTCTTCGGCAACGACTTTTTCCAGCCTTGCGGTTACGGCTTTGATGATATCCGCATTCAGATTCTCGATTTTCGCCCAGTCGATTTTTGCGGTTTTGATTGTTGCAACAGTAAGATCAGCGAGATCAGCGTAAAGCTGATCAGTGGTAATTTCGCCCGAAACAATCTTATGGATATCCGCGCGTATTGCTATAACCGCATTCGTCGAGAGCTGGTCGATTGCCGCCTGTGCGATCTTGGCATAGCCGATAGACGCGCGGCGCATGACGGTGTTGCCGTCCATGCTGCCTGGGAGCACTTTGGAGCCGCTTACGCTGCCGTCGGCAATTTCATATCCATAGGTTGTTTGTTCAATGTCGGTGATCTCACCGAGTTGAGCGGCTTTGTATCGCTTGAGCAGGCAATCATATCTATATCTGTTGACGCGTATCTTGGTGTTGATACCGGCATAGGCGGCGATTACGCGGGCGGTATCATAGAGATACAGCGCCAGCATCGGTGCATAATCGGCATACTCTTTCAGATTCTCGAGCGCGACGAATTCGACTTCGAGCGACACTTTCGCGAGGTCTGCGCCGTTTGCGAAATCCTGCTGCGCGCGCTTTTTGAGTTCTTCGCGGGCGAGCTCCTCCGTCTTAAATTGCCCGTCGCCGCTGCCAACCTGCACGTCATATTCAACCTCCGCATCGCGCGTGGTGGGATAGACATTGATATTTGCGCTATTGACCCAACCGCCGTTATCGGTGATCAAAAGCCGATTGCCCTTTTTGTCCTTGCCGACTGGGCGAATGCGGGTAACGGCATTTGAAGCGTCCGTGGTCATAATTGCGCCGGTCATGTTTTTGCGATGGCGAATCTCCATGCCGCGGTCGAACGTTTCGTCCGGCACGATGAATACATCGTAATTATCGCGGATAATCCGCGCGCCGGTTTGCGGAACAATGCCGGTATCGGGGTCGAGAAGCGCCTTGACAAACGACACGCCGGTATATTCGCCGGTGATAGGCGCATCGACGGTGCAATAGACGTTGAAATCGTGATCTGCGCTTAGCGCGCCGAGCATTGCCGTTACGGCCGTATTGGCGGGGACGTTCTCAGGGCTGTAATCGCCAGTTACGATCAAGCCCTGAAGGTCGTAAAAGATATGCGACGCATAGACGGTGACGGTATTCCGCGCCACGTCCGGCTCAACGGAATAAATCCGGAAGAGCTGTTCGCGCGTCTGCGTCGGCTCGATGGTCTTGGATACGGTTTCGACTGTATCGCTGCCCGTGACGGTCTCGGTCTCATTTTTGACAAAAACGAGGTTGTCTGCCCACATGTAGCCGGTCGCACCGCCCTTGCGGACAACGACGCGCGCCCAGCTTCCGGAGACGGACAATCGAACGACCTGCGTCCCGGGCTTATAGCTGCTGATTACCTTCGCAGACAGTGATGGTTTTGCGCGCAATCTAAGGCGCTCGCCGGTGGAGGTCTTAACGCGATAGATTGCGCGGGTCTTTGTGGTGATCGTTCCGCTCAGAACATTATCGGTGATCTTGACGAGCGGCGTTTGACGCGTTGCGCACGGGGCTTTGATCACATTGCCAATTTGAAGATACGTCCATTTCAGCGCGGTATCGATCGGATGGACGAGCGTCAGCTCAAATTTACCGCCTGCCGTCTCTTCGACGGTGCATTCCGTGGGTTCAAGCGCTGCCAGCCCGAGCGTTGAGAAATCGGTGGTTTTTGCGCCGTATACGTTGATCATAGATACCTCCATCGCGGCGTGATCTCGATCGAAGTGATCGCGCCCGTCCATGTGATCGCGTTAATGCCGGGGTCGAGGCGCGGATACTCATCGAGCGAAATCACACTGTTGCGTGACTCGGTCTTGTCGAGGCTGAAGCACTCCATAAGCTCGCAATCCACGATCACGCCGTCGGTCAGGCTTTCGCCGCCGTCGATCTGATAGCCGTTTACGATCAGCGAGAACGTGCCGGTTGACGTGATCTTGATTTCCGGCTGCGCGAATGCCGTCCCAGGATTGGTGATCGAGGCGGGGCTTACCGAAAAGGTTTGCGCGCTCGGCGTGGGATAGGCATAGCGGAGCGGATAGCAATCGAACGACACGCTGAATTCGCGCCCAATCAGGCGATTGCTACGGTTAGTAACCGAATACTCCTTAGTGATCGACGCCTTATAGACGCGGCTCGGCTCATCGCCGAAGCGGAGGTCGCCGCTGCCGTTGAGCCATGCATTCACATCGTCGATATTCTCGCGGGTGGTCAAGAGGCGCAAGGTTACGATTGTCTGATCATAGGCATCCTGATCAATAAACAGCTTGCCGTTTCTGCCGGGGATATTCATCAGCTCGCCGAGACGCGCGGGATGGGGTCTGGTGGGCATGGAGAGCATCTGCACGCCGAACTCCATGTTTTTATGCCCTGCGAATTCAAACCAGATATTCGCTTTCCCGATCGATTTCAATATCCGAACCCCCTTGCCGTTCTTGCGCGCTCGAATGCGAGCTGCGCGCGATTATTTGGGCCCTGAATGGTGGCAATCTGCTTTCCGTCGAGATTAACGGGCGTGGTGCTCTGCTCGTTTGCGACGACGATTTCTTGCGCAAGCCCCGGAATATTGACGCGCATGGTCTGCGACAAATCCGCTGCCGTGACGATCTGCCCGCTGATACGCTTTGCAACCATGACGGCGCGCGCCATGGACGCGGTCAAGCCCTGCTCCAAGCCCTGGCCGACGTATTCGCCGTTTCGCATCATGACGCGGGACGGAGAGTTGATTTCGAGCGACGCACGGAAGCCGCGGTTGAATTCTCGCCCAAGTTTTACGCCTGCGTTGTACATATCCGTCATTTTTGACTTCGTGCCATCAACTGCGCCGTCTATCGCGTATTCTGAAGATGCTTCCAAATCTGCCCTTTTCGACTCGATTCCATTTCCGGTGCTGTCCATCAGCGATTCGCCTGTTGGTTCACCGTCAACAGTTTCACCGGCGTTTTGCAGCGTTGTTAGCATAATTGCGGCGAGCTGCGATTCTGTTGAATCTGCATCAAATACAGTCCCATCAAGTACACCATCCTCTAGTGCTTTCGCGTAAGTTGCACCGACTTTGCCGCTTAATGCAGATGTATCTACATCATCGATAAGTTCTGTTTGTGCATCTATCAAGCGCTGGAACGGGTTAACGTTATTCTTGATGTCTTCGACTGTCCAGCCATCACCCAATAATTCGGTCAGCATTTGCGAAATCTGCGCGAGTTTTGCAGGATCGGCATTTTCAATGCCGCCTTCAAATGAACCTAAAAATTCTTCGATCATATCTGCAGCGGCAATTTTTAGTCCACCGTTTGTAAGTGCTTCGCTATTTCCTTCCGCTTGCGCAATACCAAGAAGAATTGCGCTAAACGAACGCTCGAATTCTTCCTGCGCCGCTTTGATTGCTGCGTCGCGCGTTGCTTCGGCGTCTGCAACTCCGATGTTGTAAGTTTCGACCGTAATTTCGTTATCCGCGAGCTGCCGGTTCAGCTCGGCGATTGCGTCCTCATAAGCGTCCTGCGCGTCCTGCTTGTCGAGCGCGAATTTTGTTACCTTGTAATTTACGGCGAGTTCAACGGTTGCTTCATCCGCTTGCGCGCCGGATTTTACGACGCGAAACGCCGCCTCGCCAGCCTCCTCTGATTTCTGTGACAGTTTTTCAAGGCGCGTTTCCAGATTCGCAACCGCACGTTCAACTTCCGCAAATTCCTCCCAGTGGGATTTTACGTTTGATGTTGCTGCGCCCGCGAGCGTTTCAACCAACATTCCGAGGTCTGCGCCGATCGCTTCAAGGTCGGATTTTGCCTGCGCATACTCTTCGTTGATTTTCGCCAGTTTTGCGTTATAATCGGGGTCGTTCGGATCAAGATTAGCGATTTGCGCCTTGTAGGCATTTTCGATCGCGGTGTTTTGCGTGCTGAGATACCCTTCGATTTTCGCCTGCAGCCCCTTTTCGTCATCCGCGAGACCGTCGGTCAGCTCGTTAAAAATCGATTCGGCGATATTCGGCGTTTTATCGGTTATATTGCCAACCATATCATCATACAGCGCGGTGATTTGCGTAATATCGCCTTCGTCCAATCCTGCGCCGGACAATGCCGTTTTTAGGGCAATTTTGCTACCTTGCGCTTGAGCAAACCAAAGCATAACCGTTGACAACGGCACACTGATATTTAGATTTTTATAAGCCTCAGAAATGGTATCACCGGCGTTGGTAATGGTCGTTGCAAGCGCTGCCGCATCGCCGTCCTCTAGCCCGAAGCTCTTGAGCTTGGCATAGATCGCATCATAATCCGAGCCGATCATACCGAGGATTTCTTCGCGCTGTGCAGGCGTTAGCGGTGACTGCATCAGCGCATCACGAATCTCGCCGTATGCAGTATTAATCGCGCTGGTTGCTTCGGACGTATCCGCTACAAGGGACATATCAACCTTAAAGTTGTATTTGTCCATCAGGGCACGATCAACCCACGTTCCGGCGATTTTCTCCTGCCCCTGATGAAATGCTTGCTCGATGCCGTCAAACAAACTGCTGAATATATCCGTTACGCCTGTAAACACGGACGTAAGCAGATTATATACACCTTCCGCGAGCATCGGTATCAGCTCCGGAAGCATACCCACCAAATCACGAATAACGACGCTTGACACGTCAAACAGCGCGCTGGTGATCTGCGGAATCGCACTCGTACTTGCTTTGATCGCGCTGGGGACGGCTTTCATCAGCGCTTCCACGCCTTTCGGAGCCCATTTCGACAGCGCGGAAATGCCCGCTTCCAGTTTGCCGTAGAGCATATCAAGCAAATCTGGGATCATGTCCGTTGCGGTATTGATCAACGCATCCGTTCCGCCGGTCTCCATTGCATTCTGCAACTGTCCGATCATCTCATTGACGGCAGGCAAAAAAGATCCGGCGAGGTCGTCGCTCATGTCGCTGGTAATACTGCCTAGAAGCTCGTTGACATTATCGGTCAGGGTAGAGAGTTGACCGGAAAGCGTCTGCGACTGCTTTTCCATCGACTGGTAAAACTTGCCGCCTTCGCTGGTCGCGTATTTCATGGAATCGGTGATTTCGTTGATCTGCAGCGTGCCTTTGCTGATGCGGTCATAGAGCGATTCCATCGATTCGCCGGTGCGTTCGGAAATTTCCTGCAGGGGGTTAAAACCGCCGTTTCAAGTGTTATCGCGCGGGCTTTTTATCCCACGCTTCTCGCGGTTTCCCGCGAGGTCAGCATATCTTTTCACCTTCAGTTCAACAAAAAAGCAACCTTTCGGTTGCTCCATTGGCTGGTCAGGTGTCCCGGGCTCGTGGGCGAATTATTGCTCTCATAGCGCTCATCGCCTATGCGTTACGGACGTGTCCGATTCACACGCCCTCGGGATTAGCTTGCCTTGAATGGTTTAGCCTTCCCCGATACACCGGGATTTTCATCCGCGTATTTCTATGCGGCGTGACAAACGTTTATCATTTGCTTGATGTCTTGCAGGTTGACCTTTCCGGCGCTCGACATCTGCGCATAGCCGGTGGCAATTGAAACCATCGCCTCTTTATTGCCCTGCGCAATATCGCCGAGCATGGACATTTTTTCGAGCGCGTCGTCGGCGGTAAAGCCATACTGCATCAAGAGCTGCGTGACGCTGGCAAGGTCTGCCGTTTCAAACGGCGTTTCCGCGCCCATGACGCGCAGACGCTTGACCGTTTCTTCTGCTTTTTCCGCCGAGCCGGTCATGACTTCGAACGAGGTCTGAAGCTGCTCGATCTGAGCATTATAATCGATGCCCTTTTTCGCGACTTCCGCGAATTTGCTGATCGCAGCAGATGCCATATCGATACCGGCTTTTACATCTGCCAAACCGGCTTTTGTTTTCTCCGTTACGCCTTTTAGTGTGCTTTCAAATCCGCTCGAATCGCCGTCGATGCGGATTTTTACGCTTCCGCCTGCCATTTTTTCACCTCTTTTTCGCCATTAGCTATTGACAAATATAATTATATGTGTTACAATGTTTATGTAAGGAGGAAAGATAATGAGAACATACTCATCGCGCGAAGTGATTCAAGCGTTGCTCGCGGATGGATGGTATGAACTCAAGGGAAACGGCGGGAGCCACCGGCAATTCAAGCACTTTGTGAAGCCGGGGCGCGTAACCGTAAAGCATCCCTGCAAGAACATACCGCGAAAAACGCTAGATAGCATCGAACGCCAGTCGGGGCTTAAATTTAGATAAGCCCCGCCCCCCTTACAAAAAAATTAGGAGGTGTTACCCTATGAAATTACCTGAGCGTTATTATTACCCTGCCGTATTTTCTCGAGCGCCTGACGAGGATATTGCGGTTGTATTCCCCGATTTAGATGTGGCAACCAGCGGCGAAAATGATGCCGACGCGCTTGCATCAGCACGCGATTTGTTAGGTTGCGTGCTGTACGGTCTTGAACAAGACGGCGATACGATTCCTGCGCCGACCCCATTAATGGATGTAGCACTTGCAGACGGTGAACGCGCTGTGCTTGTTGATGTGTATATGCCGTCCGTGCGTATGGCCCAAGAAACAAAGAGCGTAAACCGAACTGTTACATTGCCCGCATGGTTGAACGCTGCAGCACTCGAGAACAACGTGAACTTTTCGCAAGTTCTTCAACGTGCGCTTATTCAGCAGCTTGGGAAAACGTCACCGCAGATGTAGCCGTATCCGGCGGGTCGAACAGGGCGTTGAACGCGTCGAGCGTTGCCTCTTCGTCCGCCGTCATTTCGCGCGGCAGGGCGAATCGCTGCGCCTGCCGCTTGAGGTCGTTGTCCTTGCCGGTATAGCCGCGAATCTCCATCAGGCGCAGGATATAATGATCGCCCGCGAGCGCGCGGAAATACAAGAGGAACAGCCACCAGTGGAACGGCTCATCGCGCCGATAGGTTAAATCGATGCCAAACTGCGTTTGGATTGCGATTACGATATAGTTAATATCCCAATCAAACGAATACGTTTGAACGCTGGAATCACTGCCCTCGCCGATCGGCGGCGCGGGATAGCCAGCGGCAAAATCAATCACGGCGCTGAGCGCGTCCTTTGCGGGCTGCGGAATACGCTGCCCGAACACGATCGCCTCGATCTGGTCGATCGTCTCGACGTTATGCAATGCCTGATCAATCGTTGTGGGCGTTGAAATCAAATCGCGCAGGAGACGCATAACATCGATCCACGCCCTGAAATCGACGTTAATATCATAGACAACGCCCCCGACCGTCAATGTAGTCGGGGGCGCGTCCTGCGCCAGATTTGGGCGCAGCATGGTTAGGCTGAAGCCTTGGTGAACGTGGGCGCGCCCTCGGTGATCGTGACGGTACCCTTATCGATGTCGCCGCCGAGCTTGAGGGTAAACGTGATCTTGCCGTCGACGCTGTTATAGTTGGACAGCAGCAGGCGGCAATCGAGCACCTGCCACGCAGCGATCGTGGGGGTGCCGGTAGACGGCTTCGGCGGGAAGCAGATCAGCGCGGGCACGCGGATTGCGTCGCCGACGGGCAGATTGATGACCATCTGCTCGACAAAATCATAGATTTTATTGCCGCGATACAGCGCGATTTCCTGCGGAAGTTCGGGCTTATACTTGTCAACCTCTTCGATCGGCGCTTCGAGACTGATATAGTCCGTTTCCTGCGAGTTCGGATTCAGCGCGAGGTCAAAGATCGTGGAACGGTCGATGCGCGCCCACTGGGGCGTATGCGTTTCACCGTTAATCGTTCCGGAAATGTCGAGGAACGGGATAACCTGATTTTTCGTGATTTTCGTTTCTGCCATTTTGCATCACTCCTTTACATAGGTCAAGGCGAACGGAATCATATATTTCGCCATATTTTGATCTTCCATCGCCACATAGCCGGTCGATGTTTCAAGCGTCTGCACGCCGTCGGCAAAACAGCCGGACGGCATTTCCGGATAGTTTCCGGCGGCATCCTGCTCGCGCGCCCAATCGACGATGCTCTCCACATCCTCGATCATCTCGACATTGCTTGCATCGTTAGGCGCGGTCGACAGCGGCAAAAAACGGACGAGGTCAAACGCATATTGGCGGCGCTGACTCCCGTCGATATAGTCCTCAAGCAGCGTATCCCCCGCGGGGGAAATTGCTGTTGCGCCGGATTTATCATCCGAAAAATTGAAAAAGAGCCGCGTGATCTGCGCGCAGCTCTTGAACCATTCCCACAAACCGGCGGGAATACTATCAATCATTGAGATTCAGCCTCCCTGCGTCGATATAGGCTTGCATTTGCGCTGCCAGCTTGGGCGTTTGCGTCGGCTCGGCGGTTTTATCCCACTCTTTCGCGGCGCGTAAATGCTGCGCTTGCGAATACTTGAGCGATTTGCCCGTGGGATGCTTGGGCGCAACGGGTGAATACCAACCCACGACGCGCCCATGCTCGCGAATTGGGATATTAGGACCGTAAACCGCGCCAGTATACTGGTAATGCGCATAAGGCGCGGTATGGACGATCTGCTTGGGCGTGATGGTGACGGTGTTATAAAGCACGCCTTCGCGAAACGGCACATACTGTTTATAGAGTTCATGCCATTTTTCAGCGGCATACGTCCAAAATCCACGGTCGTTATTCACCTTTTTCGCGATTTTGTTTACGGGGATATCGATCGATTCGATTTCAAGCATGATTTTCATCGTTTTTATTCCCCCGTGACCGCGTAATGCGCGAGCACGCCGGAGCGCGAATTATCCTTGACGCGCTGGGCGCGGAATGCCTGATAGCCGTTTTCGCGCGCCGTTTCGAGCGCCTGAACGAGTTCGATCTCATTTTTTGCGGTAGCGTTGACATTGCCGAGAATGAGCAAATCGCCCGCCTTGGGGATCGCCTGATAGGGCGCTGGAATCCGGCAGGTTGTCTCAATGGTATGCGTAATCGCATCGCCGTTGGCGCTCTTAGCCTCGGTATCCGTCCAGCTACAGCCCGACAGGATATGTCGGGCATAGCCGGAATCGGTCTTATGCAGGAGCGTAATGGTCTTATTGCCGAACGGAAGCCACATAATTACAGCCTCCTTGCGGTCGGAAGCGAATAGCGAATCAGGCCGGCGTTATACAGATAGGCATAAGCCGCCGGGCTGATCGTTTGCATGGAATACGAACCGCCGCTCGATCGCGAGGTATCAAACGACACCGACACGCCATCGTTGGAAATCGATGCGACCCCGGAAGCCGCGCCGATCGCCGAATTGGCAGTTTCATAATCCGTCTGCGCTACGACTGCGTTTTCGAACGCATCTTGCTCCGCTTGGGTAGTCGGCGCGCGCGGCGAAATGTACGCGGTCAGGCGCTCGCGCACATAATCCTCGTTGACCGTCATAGGCTTAGCCCATCACGCGGACAGCGAGTTCCGGATAAATGGTCTTGTAGCCGTAAAGGATATCCATGGAGAACATATCCTTCTTCGTTGCGATGTCATACTGGCGCACGACGCGCAGGGACAGACCGTCGCCGTTGACGACATAGGATTCAGCGCCCGCGGGCGTGGCGAGCGGGCGGGTAACAAACGCAAACGCGTTCTGGTGGAACACCATGTTCATGGTGTGGGAGGTATTGATCGTGACGTTGGTCGCGGTCGTGATCGCTCTGGACAGTGCCGGATAAATCTTGACGTTGGCAATCGCGTTGCTTGCGGCGACAGCGGTATCCTCGGTGACGACATAGTTGCTGCCGAGGATGGTCAGCACATCACCCTTGACGAGCTTGCCGGACAACGTGGTGCCGGTCAGGCTGATTGTGGTCGCGCCCGCAGACGCGCCCGCGGACGGCTTCACGGCGCTTGCCTCGGTTACGCCCGAGGTGAAGCTCTTAACGCCCTGAGCCATATAGTTGTCGATGCCGAAGATGTTGCCGATCGAACCCGCGCGGAGCGCCTCGGTAGTGCCGGACTTGTTGGCGTTGACAATATCGCCGATCTGGCGGAATTTCGCCATCGCAGCGGGGTTCCACACGCCACGGCGGAGCGTGGTAGGCGCTTTGTTTTCATCGAGCACCTTTGCGGCTTCTGCAAACGCGGCGAGCGAATCAGGAGTCGTGCCCGCAGTACCGCAGACATACGGCACATCCAGCGCGAGCGCGAGACCCTTGGCGTTGATATGCTCGGCGAGTGCTGCAGCCGCAGGCTCGATGAACTGGCGTTCGAGCGCCGCATCGCCCATATTGACGGCTTCCTGAACCGCGGTATATTCGACAGTTACATCAGAGAGCGTGTCGAGCTTTACATCGATCGAGCGTTCCTCGATGTCCTGCGCGGCGACGGTCGAGGTGAAATCATTGGCGTTGAGCACGACGGGCTTGCGAATCTGAATCGTTTCGCCCTTACCGTTGACGAAATCGCTGGAATAATCGCGATAAATCAGCTCGGGGAAAACAAGGTTCTCCTGCAGCCGTTCAAGGCTTCTGCGAGCGATCTCTTTTACGTTGATAAAGGTGTTAGGCATAATTTAATCATCCTTTCTGCTGACGCTGGGCTTTGCGATAGGCAAACCATTCTGCGTCGGTCATTTTGTCGGGGTCGGGCTGATTGCTGCCCATACGCAGCGTTACGCCCGAACCGGCGAGTAGCTTATTGGTTACATCCTGTTTATACGTCGCAAGGAGCTTGGCGAGCGCGTCGATACTGGCGTTGCACGTATCCGCATCCGTATAATTCAGGATTTCGTGAAATCCGATCGGGATTTCGCGCTTGGACAGTTCATCTTTCGCGGTTGCCATCAGTTCGCGGCGGGAAATTTCCGCTTCGCGGCGGGTGATCTCCGCTTCGCGTTCCTTAGCGGCTTTTTCCGCTTCCTGACGTTCATGCTCCGCGCGCTGTTCCGCGTTCATCTTGGCGAGCTTTTCCGCTTCGCTGCGGGCTTCCTGCCTTGCCGCTTCGATGCGCTTTTCAACGTCTTTATTTGCGCGGCTGAGACGGCTGGCGATTGCTGCGTCGACTTCCGCCTGCGTATATTTGCGCTCCGCCGCGGGTTCGGTTTCCGGCGCGGTTTCCTGCTGCGCGGGTTCGGTCTGCGGTTCTTCCGCGAAAAGCTGAAGGTTCATTTTGAAAAGGTCGTTATTATACATAATTATCTCCTCCGTTTAACGCCCGTCGGCGAATCCGTCGATAACCCGCGACGTTGCGGGGGTCGATAGAGGAATAAGCGTAACTTTTCCGCGTGATCAGCGCGAAAAAAAGCGCGAACGTCCTGAAACGTCTGCGCCTATGCAAAAGCCGCCCCCGATTGATCAGGTCGGGAAGCGGCGAAATGCTGAAATTATTGCAATGCCATGGCGGTTTCGAATGCCTTGAGCATCTTGGGAAACTGGATTGCAATCCAATCCGTCATTTCCTCGTTGAATGCCCACGGGCTGTTTTCCGCGAGCCCGCTCTCATAGGCGAACGCATGAACCAGTTCGTGACGGATTTTCTTGCGCGCGATCTTGTCAAGGTCGCGCATATTCATCGGGTCGGGCGGAATCACCTCGATCACGATTTCGCCGGATGAATAATCGCAATAAGCGCCGCATTCTTTGAGTTTTACATCTTCGGATTCTTTGCGGAAGGCAATCGTATAATCACGCCCGAGGACGTTGATCGTCTGCATGGTTTCTCCTCCTATTTCATTTGTCGGTATCCGCGTACATAGGCGCGCGAATACTGCTTTTCCAATCCTGCCGCGGCGCTGATCTGATCATAGCGGTCATAGAGCCGATCAATCTTTGCCGAGGCTTTTCGCGCTTCGTCCGTCAGTCCTGCGGCGCGGGCGAGATTTGAAATATCCTTCTGGACGCGGATTACAGTTTCGATTTTCCGCTGTTCCTGCGTCCACTCATAGCGGGAGAGCGTTTGCCCGTCGATCTCGATCATTTCCGCGCTCTTCTGCCGATACTCTTCGATTTCCTGCGCGTCGTAAATCGGCGGCGCGCTCATGAGCACGGGGAACATGGTATGCTTGCAATTCCACTGCCCGAACGGTCGATCAAGGCTATTTTGAATGCGCTCGAACTCTGCGTTGGTGTAACGATGCCCCTGATAGGGCAAATGATCGGTGGCGCACAGCGCATGGAGCGATATTTCAACGCCGTCTGCGCCATACTCTTTTCCGAGCTGCCGTAGGGTATCGTTATTGACCGCGCGCACGCCGTCGAGCACGTTTTGCCGGATTGCGCTATCGAGGCGGCGGGAATATCCCGAAGGATATTTCACGCGCAGCCCCTGCGCACCTGCGATTTTGATTGCGTCGCGGATAGCGGAATTATAGCTGCCCAAACCGCCCTGAACCGTCTGGACGGCAACGTCGATCGCGCGCCGATAGGTGTCGGAGACGATCGTCGTCTGCGACAGGTTTTGCATGGTCTGATTGGTGATGCGGAGCTGCGCCTTGAGGATGCGCTCCATTGGCTTTGAGCGCTGCGCCTCGCCCTTGACGGGCGGCTCATGATTGGTCGAATAATACTGCTCAGCGAACGCCTCGTTGCTTTCCGCGACTTTTTCAAATACTTTTTCCACGTCCGCAAGCGAGATTTTCGCCGCTTTTGCGATTTCGCGTTTGATGCGTTTGACATTCGCGCCCATCCGCTTAAGCTCCTTGAGCTTATGAATATCGCTCGGCGTTAGCTGACCGATGTCGCGCAAATGCTCGCCCATCAGCTTGAGATACTGATCAACGACCTGCTGCATACGATCGTCAAACACCTGCATAAGCGCGTCGAGCTGGCGCTCGGACAGCATTATTCAGCCTCCGCGCCTTGATCGCGCATATTGAGCAGATCATCTACATTGCCGACGGAATCGTCGCCCTTGATGCGATCGACCTCCGCCTGAACCATGTCGTCCGACCAATTATCAGACGCATGAAGCATCCGCACCTTGGTTTCGGTGCTCGCTGCGCCAGCCGCGTCCGCAGTCTGCGCGAGCTGCGCATACTCAAGGACATTCGCGGGGAGCGCGCGCGTCATGGTGATCTTGACATTATCCACGTCGAGCCGGAGCGAATTTTTGAGATTGATGAAATTTGCGAACAACCGGAGACGCGAACGCAGTCCCTCAAGGAACCACTGCTGCTTGACGTTGGTCAGCTGCTCCAATCCCCAGAGCTTATAGCGCATTGCCACGCCGGAGACGTTATTCGCGAAATCGCGGTCGGACAAATCAGGAATCATGCTCATCTTATGGATATCCGCAACGAGCGCGCTGCGGAGCACCTCCACATCCGTTTCCGCCATTGACCCCTGCAGATATTCCGCGCGGGCGTTTTGATCGGGCAGGCAGAGTGCCTTATCCTCGCGGAGCTGCTGCCACGGCGCGCGCCCGCGGTCGTCCGTCTCGAGGGTGCATCCGGAGAGCAGGAGCAATTTGTCGACAAACTGCTCTTTGTCGTTTACGCGGTCGGATTCGAGTTTGTCATAAGCATCGATCAAGCCGAGTACCCATTCGAAATCGCCGCGCTCATCCTCATCGTTCCAATACTCGATCATCGGCACGCCGTTAAAAAAGTGGGGCGTCTCGCTGACGGTAATGATCGACGTTCCCCCGAGGTCGGGCATGGTGCATTCGCGCACGCTGTTCGCGCCGGAAATCCAGAGCCGGAAGCCGTCGGGCGTGCCGTCTGCATTGGTGTCTTGGATGAAATACACGCCGAAAAGCGGCATTACATGATAGTCATCGTCGTAAACAACGAACGCCTGCTCCGACGGAAGCGATACGACGCACGGAATCGCTTTGCGGGTATCAGTGACCTTAGCATGGACATACTCGACGGCGCGCCCATAGATGGACATATGCCTTGCATTCTCAAGATCGACGGATGAAATAGAGCACTTGCTATATGCGTCCATGATCGCGTCGAGCGCAGGCTGATCATCGTCGGCGGCATAGGTTACGGGCTGACCGGCGAGATAGCCGGTGGCAACGGAAGTAATATACCGCGCGTATGGATGCGCAATCCGATTGTTTGGCAGACCTGCTGAACGCGTCCGGCGCATGATCTCGCCATTGCCCAGATAATAATCGCGCAGCTTTTGCAAGCGCGGCACATCGCGGTTATGCTCGGCAAGCACACTGCGCAGCATCTCATCCGTGGGCATACCATTCACAAGATAGCGCTTCGCGCGCCTGATCATATGTATCACCTCGTTAATAGATATCCGATCGCGTGGTTGCAACGCGGCGGCTGATTTCCGGCTCCAGGGCATAGCGTCCGGAGTCGATCGCGTGATTGTCCTTATCCGGATACGCGGCGAGAAAATTGCCGCTCTTATCCTGCAAATACTCATACCGGCTGAACTCACGCGCGATATTGGGGGTGCGTTTGGGGTCGACGACGATTGCGCCCTGATCGGTCAGCCAGCGCATACCGTGATCGACACTGCCCGCGCCCTTGATTACGCCGATCGCATTGATGCCGCGGCGCTTGAGCTCCGCAATCATCCGCGGGTCTGCTGAATCACAGCGCACGAGTTCACGGCCTGCGATTGAACGAATCTTATCCGCAAGCGTATCGATCGACGTATGCGAGCCATAATACTCGGCGATTGCATAGAGCTTGCGCGAATGCCGGTCGTATGCCCAGCGGGTCAGCGCGTCGGGGTCAACCGCGAATCCGAAGTCCAGACCGTTATAAAACGTCCCGAAGGTCGCAATCTCCGAATCTGGGATTGCGCGCAACTCCAGATTATCAAAGACCGTTCCGCCGGTTCCCGTGATCTCGCCCAGATACTCGTTGCGATAGGCGCGCTCGTTGGTCGCCTTAACTGCTTCTGCTTCGCGAATGAACGAATCACCTAACCAATCCCTATGTTCTTCAATTATATCTAGATATGTACTTTCATGCACAATCCTATCTTCACGATGGCGTAGGCTTTCCTCATTTACCCAATTTAACATCGTTTTAGGTGGGTTGTAACTATAAAATGTTATTGTCTTTTCCCCACCACGAAGGATAGACTGTTTTATTGATCGTATATCTTCCATACTCCGAAATTCCGTCAATTCTTCAAACCAAAGATATTTGAAATATCCCTTTACTAGCTTGATTGACTTGGATTTCATAGGGTCATCTGCGCCTCGAAACATAATTTTTTGTCCAGTTTCAAGTCGTATTATTTCAAATGGTGATTTTTTGAATACAAACTCATCATTCCGATCAAGCATATCAATCGCCCATGCGATTTGCGCATATACGCTGTCTTTAATTGTGTTACCAACTCTGCGATATACTATAGCGTTCGCATTCTCATCCATCAAAAGTCCGAGAACAATCATAATAGAAATAAAACTTGACTTTGTAGACCCGCGTCCGCCCTTTAACATATATTCCGCATGGTCCATTTTGTGTATATCAGCCGAAATCGGGACAAACTTCTTAGCAATAATATCGCCCATTATTGCACCTCAATATCACCATTTGGGTGTACAATAATTTTGCTCCGTTTTTCATGTTCGCGTTCTTGCACATCATTCTGTGCAAGAATAAATTTGCCCAAATGGATTTGCATTTGCGGGTTATTTCGCGCTGCCTGCCATTGCCAATGATTTAAGTTTATCCGCATATCCGCACGCCCATCTTCATATGCTTCCTGAGCTTCTAAAGAGTTGTAAAAAGTTTGCCGCGCAATTTTAATCGCACGGCAAATGTCCGAAACACTGTTATTTTCACTCGCCAATTCGCGAATCGTATCTAAATCAATTTGTTTTTTTGGTCGCCCCATGAATACACCTCCATTTTTTGAAACGATTGTGCATCCATGGGGCACAGTCGTTTAAGAGTTAGACGAACTAGCGCGCGATGCAGTCTGTACACTACGCGATGCAGTACGCCTGCCAAAAAAACCGCGCACGCGATTAACCGCTCTGCGGATAACGCCCATTCAATTCACCCCCTTTCAAAGGAATGAAACGTAGAATCAAGCGTATGGTTTTTTAATCCATACGCTTGATTCTGTCCATTAACGATTTGTTCGGCTTGCTAATTTTAGCAAACTTCAAGTCTGGTGTTTTGATCGCCCTGTTTATTTTCCTCGCCATTTCCCGACCATCAATATACTTTTCTTCTATTGGCAGGTCAAGCGAGCGGAGGAACTCTTCTTTTTGTTCCCGGCTTGTAAAGCAAACCGCCACCCAATATTCTGTATCGCACATATCGCGAAATCGCTTATTCTCATTCGCCATTCGCTCGCGGAATGATTTTTCGACCTCACTTAGCTCATCAAGCGTTCCACTTTCAATCTGTTCAAGGGTTAGGTCTTCTTGGTCTGCCGCCTTTTTAGGCTCTTTATTATCCCAATATCCCATATTGCCTCCTAAATCATCGGCTTCATTTTTTCACGCCGAAAAATTTCTAAATCTGCAAGCGGAAACCACGTAAGGATTCTTTTGTAATCTTCCGGGAATCTCTCAGATAACGGTTTCAAAAACCGGTAATCAAGTCCATCAAATGTTCTACCAAACAATTCATAATCAATCGGCAATTTTACCCCTGCCGCGTCGATCTCATTTAACAAACGTTCTTTTTTCCAGTCATACACAGGGTAAAAACGCTTATCTGTATGGTTAATCGCACCATGTGTCTTAATACCTATTCGGCGCATTGGGCTGTCTGCCATCCTAACACCAGTACCAACATAACACGCCGCCGGTAATTTCGCTGCATCTCTTATAATATCGCCTACTGTGCTATCATCATATTCTTCTCCAGGCACATCAAGCGCTTCGATTTTGGTTACGTGTTCCGGCGATTGAAATACCATATATCGCAAAAACCGATAAAACGATCGATGCGGTAAACGGTAAATATGGCATCCAAAAAAATCCTCATAATATTTCAAACTGTCTTCTACAAACGCTAGCCCGGGCACAGTATAACAATAATACGGTATAATCCGCTTGAAGTACCGCCGCATTTGCAACCATGCTCCAATACTATCTTTGCCTGTAGAAAATGCAAGTATAGCTGTATCACATTCGCGGGACATTTGCTCGCACAGCTCTTCGCCGGTTTCATAGCTCAGGTTTTCGTACATTCCTCATCCCCGCCTTCCGTTCTTCGCATCGACTGCTCATCCAGCCACCTCGCAACCGCCAGCCGGATCAGCGCCGAAACGCCGATACCGAGGCGCTCCGCCTGCTCATCTAGCCGCCGCTTCTGCGCTCTGGTGAGGATGACGGTGGTCATCACCTTGTCGCCATCTGATTTTAATGCCGTTTGATTTCCTCCTTTGATTTTCATCTCCTGACAACAAGTATATTATAGCATAAGTTGTATAACTTGTCAATGCCTGCCACAAAAAAATCAAAAGAAATCGGCAAATTTCCCCGCCGAAACCGAGCTCTGCCCCCGTCCTGCTTTACAAATGAGCTCTCCCGCAGCCGTGGGGTAGGAGGAAAAAAGAACCCCCGCGACGCACACCAAAAAAGAAAAAAAGGCAATCGAAATGATTGCCTTTTGGAAACAACCGGCGCTACAAACGGCTGTTTGCGAAACGCGGCGAACCCGCCGCCTCTCGCTGATTATAGTATAGCACAAACAAAAGGCGCTGTAAAGGTGAAAAAAAGGTGAAAAAACCGTGCAATTTCAGCCCGCAACGCGATAGACCTTTTCCATTGCTCGCATTTTGAGCGCTTGAAGGTTACGCTTGGTTCGCGGCTCGCCGAATTTTTGCTCGAACTCACGCATCAGCTCCCGCCATGTCATGCCGTCGATCACCTGACCGGTAACTACCCAGCGCTCGCGGGCATTGAGACTGCCGAGCCACGCTTCAACGCGGCGGGCATTTGCAAACCGGATATTATATTCGCGGCGCATATCGGAAAGGTCGTTTGCCATCGTCTGAATCCATTCGGGATTTTTCCCGGCGGCAAACATGATTGCGACCTGCTCGGTGGGATTGCTGATCTTCCCGCCGCGTGGCATGCCGGTTAAGCGCTGCGCGCCGGGGACGGCTGCGTCCTCGATCGCCGTTGCCTTGGCGGCTTCAATTGCTTTCTCCGTCTCACTGATTTCGACGCGCAGATAGGCGCATCTACTGACATTTTCCCGATGCCTGCTCATAATTTCAAGCACATTTTCCGGCTTCACGTATTTCACCTCCGAATTATATTCGTCGCCTGCATCTGCGCATATACCGCTTTCGCCGCCTTCAGCGCGCATACGCGGGCATTTTGCTGTGTCCCGATACGCTTATTATCCCGAGCGTAACTCGCATAACTCCTGCCGTCGAGGATACAGGCGGTGAATGCGTCGCGCCATTTCTCCGGCTGCTCGCTAGCGGCGCGGAGGATCTGCTCCGTGATTTCCGCGTCCGCAACCATCTCAAGGACATCCGGCTGCTTGGCGGGTATCGCATCCGCGAGCGTGACGATCTGTCCGCCGCCGTCGCAAACCGGAATATCGAGCGACACGGTATTGAGGGATTCCCGCCGCGACAACCGATTGGCGGCGACGATTATCCGCCGGAACACGCTCCATACGTGGATATGATAAAACGTCGAGAATTTCGCGCCGCACGTCGTGTCGTATTTCGCGGCGGCAGTGCATAACGCCTTAAGTGCCGTTGAAATGCAGTCATCTATGTCCATGCCGATTGCGACGATTGCGGGCTGCTTGACCGCTTTGTTGGCATACCAATAGGCGAGCTTGATATTATCCGCCGCGAGCTGCTGTTGCTCGGCGGTCATAACAATTGAAACGCGGCTCATTTGCCCGTGCTCCCGAATCCGTTAATCCCGCGCGGGGTATCCGGCAGTTGATGAACGATCGTAAGCTCCGGATACAAGACCGGCTGAACGACCAACTGGGCGATTTTGTCGCCGCGATTGAAATAGGCCGACTGCCAACAGGTATTGAACAGCACAACACCGATCTCGCCGGTATAGCCCTCGTCGATCGTCCCGTCGGTCAGGATGCCGCAGCGCAGCATAAGGCCGGACTTGCTGCGGATATATCCGACGGTATTATGCGGCAGAAACACGCAGGGATTTGTCAATCATCCTTCTACCTCCCACGGAAATTCTTGACGTAAATCGTTGTATATTAGATTATCCAATCCGCTCGCACTCAAACTTGCCATAACCGCCGTTGCGCCACTGCCCTAACCCCTTGAAGCGTCCATAGGTGAGCGCCTGCTCGATCGCGTCGAAAGTTACCGCTCTGCTCATCTTGGTGCCATCGTTCGCAAGCAGCGTAACGGTAAAATCAATCGTCCACGGCGCATAGACGCATTCGCTCGCCGCGAGCGCCGTTCGCGGGCCCTGCATGGTCATTGCGCGCAAAGTCCGCTCGAAGATCAAGTCCGGCGTTTTGACGGGCTCGCCGTCCTTTTTGATTTGGAGTATTCGCGGCTCGATGAACACGAAATTGTCGACCTTGCTCGCTGCACTCTTGATGCCATTGTCGCATACTTTGAGCGATTCCTTGAGAAATCCCTTGATCACATAGTCCATCAGCGCAAGCGCGCCAGTTCGCGGGTCGCGCAGAAACACCGTCAAGCCCTTCTCGTCGACATTCTGCGGCAGGTATTCGTTTTCCTCCTGTACTTTCTCCGGCTCTTTGCCGGACAGGTACGCCGTGCGTACATCCGGATTCGAGGGCTGCGAGCCTAGCAGCTCGCTCAGACCATGCAGGCGATAGGTACGGGTCTCCATGCTGATCTCCGGTGCATTCAGGCTGTAAGTGTTGTTACTCATTGTCTTTTCCTCCCGTTTTGTCGTTATTGTGTCTTTTCCCGCTGAGGCTGGTTTTGCCTTGCCCTTGCGATGTCAATTCTCTGCGTTGCTTTGCCATAGCAGTTCAAGATTTTGCTTCGCAATGCCATTGCACGTCAAGGCATTTCTATGCCTGTGCCATGCCTTGCGATACTTTGCCTTTGCCGCGCCTTGCAATACTTTACCTTCGCAATACCATCGTAAATCTAAGCAGTTCTTTTCCTTTGCCGTGCCGGACACTGTAGTACTTTGCCTTTGGGATGCTGTGCGTAAACATGCCTTGCCTTTGGAATGCACTGCCGTGTTACGCCTTACCGTTACCCAACATCTACGATCGGCAGAATCTCGATCTCGACGCGCGGGGCGTCCTTGTCATACGCCACGCGGCTCCCGTCGTGCATCGCCACGATGCGGCTGTTGTCGTCCTCCAACACCTCAGCACGAACCAGAATATCGCACGTCGCCTCCATCAGATTTACCAGATCGACCTTTCGGCGCGTCCGCATATAATACACGCATTGCACGTTGCACGGGCTATCTATCCGCTGGCGGTGTTTGCGCGGAATCTGCCGAATCGCGTCCGCCTCATACGCTTTGTACTGCGCGGACGGAATGAGCATCGGACGATTTCCGGCGCGAATGATGCGCTGGGAATTTTTCTTGGTGATCGGGTCGCCGTGAATTACGATTTTCATCGAAAACTCACACTTTCGCCGCGTACGATCTCTGTTCCGTCGATCAGCTCGCCCGTGTCCTTATACGCCGCGATGATCGCCTTTGCGTCCACCTTCGGCGGCTGGGGGATCAGGTATTCCACCGGAATTTTTTTCGCATCGAGAATGACGCACTTCGGCGGATTTTTGCGCACGCTCCACGTGCCGATGCCCGTTTCGACCTTCGCGGTCTGCGCGATCTGCATTGCGTTCTGCACGCCCATTTTCAGCTTTTCAATCGCCTTGAGCTTGCGCGCGGCGATGTCGGCAAGGCGCTTGCTTTCCGCCTTGAGCGCTTCCGCTTCCGCGCTGAGGTTGAGCATTGCTTTCGCATAATTCTCGCATTTCTCGGCGAGATCAACGCCTGCCATCTCCATCTGCGCAAGCAGCTCGTCGCGCTCCTCTTCCGTTTCCGCCGCCTCCAGCGCGGCGGTCAGCATCCCGTAAATGCCGGTCAGCTCATACAAGGTCATGTGGCTGTCCCTCCTCCCAAATCCACAAACAGTCCTGCGTAATCGCTCTCGTTGTAGCTTCGCTGCGCGTAATTCAGCGCGGGGTTTTCCCGCGGCTTGTCTCTGCTCCGGGGCGTGTGTTTGCTCTCGCTGTCCGCCTTTGCCTCGCCAATCGTGCGAATGCCCTGCTCCCGCCATGCGGAAAGAATAGCGCGAACATACGCCCATTTGCGGATGCCGTTGGCGCACGCCGTATCGATTGCATAGCGAATCACGTCCTCCGGAAGGTCCTGCGTGAAACTCTGCAAGTCCTCCATGTTGCCAGGCGATAAAACCTGCAGGTTGTTAGAGGCATAAGCCTCGATCGTATCGCCGTCGCCGTCATCGCGCGCGCGCGCGCCCTGTATCACGGCGGCTACGGTAGTAGACGACGTGATACTTAATTCTTTTTCTTTGTCTTCTTCTTCGTCTTTTTCTTTTTCTTCTTCTTGTCGATTTTGCTTGATTTGATTAGCAAAATAAGCATTTGCTTGATTTGCTTCGTTTGAAAAGCATTTGCTTGATTTGCTTGCATTTGCTTCGGAGGTCAAGCAAACATCCGCTTTGCGTTCCTCGCTCGCCTTTGCGCGCTTTTTTCCGCCAGCGCGTCCATTCGCCGCGCGCTGCTCAGAAACAGCGGAATAACGCTCCACGTCGCGATCGATTTGCGACTTGTACACCGGGAACAAAAAGCGCTCATTGCCCTCGAGAATGCTGTCCGTGTCGCCGCTCTCGGCATACGCAAGCATCTGTCGGATGATTCGACCGATTTCCGCATCGGTCAGCGCGCTCGTCTCCTCGGAAAAGCTGAAAAACAGCTTGATGTAGCTCTGCATATCGTTCCTCCGTCGCTCGTGGTGTTAAAAAGGTAAATCGTCGTCCGTGTACTCCGTGAATCCATGATCGTCCGCTGCCGGTTTGTCCGCCGCACCCTCGCGCTTGCCGACGAATTCCGCGTGCTCCGCGATCACCTCGGTAACATAGCGCTTCGAGCCGTCCTGCGCAGTATAGGAACGCGTCTGAACCGAACCGTCAAGGGCGATCTTGCTGCCCTTGATGAAATACTTGCTAATGAACTCAGCGGTCTGCCGCCATGCGACTACCGGCAGAAAGTCTGCCTCATACTCCCCCGACGCGCTTTTTACGCGGCGCTGTACTGCGATCCTGAAGTTGCAGTTCGTGATCCCGTTCTGCGTCGTTCGCTGCTCGATGTCCGACGCGATATTCCCGATCAAGATGATTCTGTTCATTTTCGTCCTCCTTGAGGCGGTAGGCGGCGTAACATACGCGCTTACCGTATCGATTTTTGCTGGTCTCCATGTCCTTGACGATGTTATATCCGCGTTCGCGCAGATCGTAAATTCGCGCGCCCAATCGCATGATGCCGTATTCCCGCATCGCCTGACGCTGGGTGAGCTTTCCGCGCGATCGCAGATGGTTGAGCACGATGTTGTTTTGCGTTGCGTACATTACTCCTTCCTCGCTTTCAGCCGGTAAAGCTTGCAGATCGTCTTGTCCGCCGGAATGCCGCCGTTCAGATGATATTTTTTCAAAAATTCCTTCGTCGGCATTCCGTGTGCCTCCGTGTGGTGCTCCCTGCAGAGCGGAAGCACCGGCATCCCCTCGTGGATGATCGTCTCGCGGTCTCTGCCCATGCCGATCGGGTCGACGTGATGCAGGTCGGCGTGTCTTCCGCAGATCGCGCATTTTTTGTTCGCAATGCAGGCGTATACATAGTCATCTACATCGTCCACATAGCTCAGCAGCGACTGTTTGCAGGGTACGTCGTTGCGCACGATGAAACGCGCCAGCCACTTTTGAAACGCTGCTACGATCGACATTGGCGCGTCCGAAAGGCTGAACATCCGATCTGCCGTGTGCAGCAGCTCCGCCGACCAGAACTCAGTCTTGAGATACTCCTTGATTTCGCTCGCGTCGTCGCCTGCCCAGTCTGCGATCTCGCGAATCATCGCGTAGCAGGACCGGCGCTGCCGGTCGGAGAGAGGGCGCGAATCGATCAATCTAATCTCGACCTCCTTGTACTCCCGTCGGCACATCGTCGCGAAATCCGTATACGGCGCGCGGATGATCACCTCGCCGCTGCGCTCGTCATACCCTGCGATGCGACCGCGCACGGTCTCATTTAGCGCTGCCATCTTTCGCCGCCTTCAGCGCGATCATGCAATCCCAGCAGTAGCACGCGCCATAGGCGGCCTTGCTCTTGCCGACAATTTCCGCTGCCGTGAACGTCTTGTCCTTGGTCTTAACGCCCGTGATCGGCTTGCCGCAGCGGGTACAGGCGACGGTCTGCGGCGGTTCAGGCTCGTTCGGCTCAGGTTCTTCGGGAGCCGTGTATTTGGTACTATCTTTGGCAAAATACACGTCCGCACCGACACCCAGTGCCTTCATAGCCACACTAAGCGCATCCGTCAGAGCCTTTTTCGGAGCTTCGTCATCGGTATAGAGACCGCCCTTTTCCTTCGTCACAAAGCGCGAACCGCCTACTCCGGGAATTGCTATACTCCATTCTCCGTTGACATTGACCTGCACGGACGTTCGAGCAATACACATGATCTCCGAATCGTTTCCGGCGACATATTCGAAAGTCGGCTCGGAATAGCACCAGCCAACACCGCACGGACCAAACTGTTCCGTCATGGCTTTGATTCTCCACATGGGTGAAATATCAGTCATGCCCTTCAGTCGTCCAGCAGTAATAGGCTTTCTGGCTTCCGGCGGCACTTCACGCAATGCATTATAGTACCGCAGATTCTCGTTAGCGTTCATCGTCCCATTCATCCCTCCCATAATAATCCTCATCGTATGCGCCTTCGATATCGCGTTCCAGCTCTACCAGTCGTGCCTTGTACGCGGCGTACTCCTCGTCGCTCATGTCGTCCATCGGGCACGTACAGGCGAGGCATTCCGAGCAATCCGCCGCGCCCGTAAAGCTGCATCTGATCATCCTTGCCGCCTCCTTAGTACCATTCGCCGCAAACGCTCTGCCGGACGAACCTCAGGCAATCCGAAAGAGTGCCCTCAGCGAGCGTCTCGCCGATCGAACCGTCGCAGTAGGCTTCCTGCACCGTGAACGCGTCCGGAGCGTTCCGGAAGAACCTCAGCAGCGTCCCGTTTTCCAGCGTTCTGCACGCCGCCTGACCGTTCGGTTCCCTCTCGAAGAAGCTGCGCACCGCCTGTTCGTTTCTCATGTGCGCGCCTCCTTTTCTCCTTTGAACGCGATACTCTGCCGCGAATTCTCAAATCCGCTGGCGAACCGTTCCGCGCTGCCCATGCGCTTGCCCTGCTCGATACCCTTCATCCGAGCGTCGCGCGCCTCGAAACACTTCTCAAGATCGCTGTAATCGCCCTTCAGACGGTTGATCTCACTGTCCTTGCGCTTCATCTCAGCGTCAAAACGCTTCCGCTGCGCGTTCAGCGCTGCATTAACGCAGCGCTTGTTGACGTAAATCAGCAATCCTCCGGTCACAATTCCGCCGACGTAAGTGGCAATGTATCCAAGCATGTTTATTCCTCTCCCTTTCAAAAAAACGTTGCCATCCTATTTAGCCTGTTCATTGCGCCTCCGGCGGCGCGAGAAATCATGTTATTTCTTTTGTTATCGCTATTCGCGTGATAAACGCTAGCACTCACACGTTCGCTTCCGCGAACTCCCCTTCCACAAGCCTGTAAAACACATTCGGCTTGAGCTTCTCTCCGTCGACCTGCGCTGCTTTGACGCAGATCGGCTTGCCGCCGTTATCATATTCTGCGAGTACAATCCAACTGCCGAGAGATGCCGAAGCTACGTTATTTACGCCGATTGCGGCAACGATCGAATCATTGCCTGATGCCACGAGCTGGCTATCATTGCCCGATGCCGCGAGCTTGCTATTATTGCCCGATGCCGCGAGCTGGCTACCATCGCCCGATGCCGCGAGCTTGCTACCATAGCCCGATGCCGCGAGCTTGCTACCATCGCCCGATGCCGCGAGCTGGCTACCATCGCCCGATGCCGCGAGCTGGCTACCATAGCCCGATGCCGCGAGCTTGCTATTATTGCCCGATGCCGCGAGCTTGCTACCATCGCCCGATGCCGCGAGCTGGCTACCATCGCCCGATGCCGCGAGCTGGCTACCATAGCCCGATGCCGCGAGCTGGCTACCATAGCCCGATGCCGCGAGCTGGCTATTATTGCCCGATGCCGCGAGCTGGCTACCATCGCCCGATGCCGCAAAAGCGGGAGTGCTCTTTTCTATCTGGATATCAACTTGTGCATTGATGATCTCTTTTAATGAGAGTTTTGCGCCGATATGGAGCTTCTTCGAGGCGCGCTTGTTACCATCTGTCAGCACCTTATCAAGCGGTTCGACTTTGGCAAATTCGACGATTTTGCCGTCGTTATCGATCAGGTTATAATAGTCAAGACAATCGAGCGGCATTTCGCAAAAGTGCATTACGCCTGCCTCGCAGCACTCGTCAGCGCCCTGTTCTTCGTAAGTTGTGTTCTCGGCATACTGTTTGCCGTTGCAGATCATACCGGGGTGAAATGCCTTGAAGTAGCGCATGGTTGTTTCCTCCTTATTCATTTTTCCCGTTCATCGGAAAGATCCGGTTCAGGTGGTTGTGCTGTATGCGGTAGTGATTCATAATCGCGTACATTTCGCCGAGCTTCCACTCGCTCTTGTTGTTCAGGCGATCGCTGACGGTCGCCGAGCTGATTAGCAGCAGCCGCGCTAGGTCGCAGGCGGTATCGCCGTTGGCAACCATCAGTCCGCGCAGCTTCGCGTAGGGTTTCGCCATGAGATCGTCTCCTTTTACGCGTCCTTGAGCTTCCGCCCGACCATCAGGCCGTATCCGTAACCCAGCGCGAGCTGCTGCACATCCTCCGGCAGCTTCGCCAGATGCTCCAGTATGGCCAAGCTGGGGGGCAGCGGGCGCTCCTTGGGAGCGGGGGTCGGGTTCTTTCTCTTCATGCGGTTTCACATCCTTTGTCTGTCATTGCTTGCCCTGCCATCGTCAGCGCCGGTGGGGCGGTTCCGGCGGACACCCTCGCGGGTGTTTCGGCTTGTCAGTCTTCTGCGTATACGCACGGCACAAAGCCGGTTTTGCTGTCGATCTCGGCGTAGCTGTCGTATACCCGGAAGTTTCGAGGATTCTCGTCCGCGTAGTCCCGGCGGATGTTCCGGATTACGGACTTGGCACTGCGCAGGGTGCTGGCGTTTCCGCCGTCATGATCGTAGCTTCCGTAATCATCGGTTTCCCGGTTGAAGCGCATGCGATTGAACTTATTACTTTCGTAAACCACGAAGAAGCGCTTGGTCATTGGGGTTTCCTCCTTTTGATGTCGGCATTTCCTGTCAAATTGCAAAATTGCGTTGACAATGAGAAAAATATTTCCTATAATGGTAATGCCCATGAGGGCAATGGAAGGAGGCGGTCGTCTTGACAAAGCTTTTGAAGTTGCCCTGTTCCCGGAGTGTATACCCACTACACAGCCGATGCGAAAGGGCATCTTCAGCAGTTCAACCCTGCTAAAGTGACGCTGCGTCTCAAGAAGTGCAGGTATCTATGTACGGTGCTTCGTGCAAAAACGTCGTACTTCGTCAAAAGGGCGATTCCGCTGGGTCTACGTGGAAGTGCCACGGCAAAGGGCGCCGGGGTGACATCCGATTCCCTTAAAAACAACGCCAGCGGCCGATTCACCTGCAAGACGCTCCGGGTGACCAAGGTTGGGGCAGTGAGCTTCGCGAGATACCGCGAGGCTCATTGTTTCTCCGCCTCCTGCCATTGCCCTCTCTGAGAGGGCCAAGCCTTACGCCGTCTGATCGTCGTCGGTGGCGAAGAGGTAGTCCACAGTAAACTCGGGGAGAATATTCCGGTTAATGTAAAATGCCTCGCCGATGGTGAACTCTGTTTTCCCTTTCAACTTGTTCGTCATCGTCTTTCTGGTGATGCCGAGCATTTGTGCTACAGCATCCTGCGTGATGTTTTTCCGCTGGAGTTCGCGGCTAAGATTCGCTAACATGATCTCACCTCACTTATTTTACCTTCCTCGGTAATTCACAACGCTATTATATACCTATCAAGGTAAAATGTCAATAGTATTTTTACTCTTTAGCGTAATTTTTTCTTGACATTTTCCCGCGGGGGCTGTATACTATATCTAGAGGTGAAAATAATGGAGATGATCGACAGGATAGTCGAGCTGATGCAAACGCACAAAGACAACAAAGCTACACTTGCGCGAAATGCAGGACTGCCTTACACTACAGTTGATGGTTTGTTTAAGCGTGGATGTGAGAACGCTTACATTTCAACCGCGAAAAAGATTTCTGAATACTACGGTGTGACTCTAGATTATCTTATTTTAGGTAATGAGGGATTGTCAAACGACGCAGCACTCATCGCCGCCAAATACGACAAGCTCGATCAGCACGGCAGAGAGCTGATTGACTTGGTGGTCGATCACGAGATCAGAAGAGTGCAATCCGTAGCGCTGGCAAAGCAGGACAAAGCCTGGGCGCAGTCGAGAGCCGATAAAGAAATTACGGATGACGCGAACAGCGTGGCGGTAGAAAGCGAATCGACGGGCCTCGCGCAGTAACGAGGCCCCTCCCTTACAGCAGCTTGAGAGGACGGTTGCCGGATGAAACTGTACATATTCGCCGCAATACTGGTCATCAGCGGTATAAGCGGTCTGGGATCGGATCAGCGCGCAGGCGGTCTGATATGCATAGTAATCGGAGTTTTCCTCTTTGCCGGAAAAGTTATCGCTGATCGAGAGAGGCAGTCGAAGCAGGAGGAGGCCGAAGCGGAAATTCGTCGACTTGAAGCCGAAGCGCGGGCCGAACGGCAGAGTATGGAAGAAAGCCGCCGTCGGTGGGAATTGGAAGAACAGGAACGCTTACGCAAGTCCGAGGCGTGGAATACCGTCCATCTGAAGTGGAAGGCGATTATTGACGAGCATAACCGGCTGGTGGACGAGATCGGCATGCGTTATACGATTGCCAACAATCTCGGTCTGCCGAACAGCCCGCAGATGACGGAGGTCATCGAACTATGCAAGCAGGACATTGCCCTTGCGGAGCTGTTCCAGCGATCACAGGCAGAAATTCAGCAGGTGCGCGTTGCCAACGGCTGGGCGGAAGCAGACGGCCCCACAAAAGGGATTGTCAGTTTCCCGACCTTTAAACGGCTCGCCATCATATACGAGAAGCAGAAGGATTATGATAACGCCATTGCCGTGTGCAAAAGGGCGATTGAGCTTGGATACGTAGACGACGGCACAGATGGACAGATGCCCGGACGCGTAGCGCGTCTCATGCGCAAAGCGGGAAACCTCAACAAGAAGATTCCTGCTCCGGTAGATGTGGACTCTGAATTCAAAGAGGACTAAGGTTCCAGCAGCTTGGAAATTTTCGCGCCGGGTTGCGCGTCAAGGTTGACATAGCGGATGCTCTTACCGCCGTTGGTCGGGATTGAAACAAACTCGAAGATTTCCGGGCATTCCGGGTAGTGACCGAAGATCACCTGGAACCTCCCGTCGTGGGAGAGTTCGCGCGCAAGCTGGCCGCGGTAAACAGGATCATGCATGGCGTTTGTCATCGTGATTTTTCCTCCGTCCGTTGTAATAATCTGCTATATATATATTCGCACGTCTGCCTGAGAAGAACAATAGCGCACAGGAAGAACCGGAGAAGAATTTACTTTTTGTATGGAAAACTATTCTTCCCACGGGAAGAATCGAATAAGAATGTCGAAAAGAGGCGTACTGCATTGGAACAGAAGGTGACGGCGTACTTACGACAGCTGAAGGAAGCGAGGGGATACACCCAGCAGCAGATCGCGGATGAATCGGGCGTGCCCATCGGAACCATCGGGAAATACTTTTCCGCGCTGGACGACGAGTCAGCGAGCTACGATATACTCCGCAGGCTGGTCGTCTGTCTGGGCGGAAGCCTGGACGAGATGGCCGGGATCAGGTCGGACGAACACAAGGATGACGGAGGCACGGATGAGGCGTACAGGGCCGTGATCGCCGGGCTGGAAGCGCGACTGGACGAGAAGGACGAACGCATCAGCGCGCGATGGAAGCTCGCCGAGAAAGAACGAGAGCACGCGGAGATGGACGTTGCCTACGAGCGCAAGCGCGCGAAGATTGCGACGATCTTGTCGTATGCGGTGCTTGGGCTGTTTGCCTTGATGGTTTTGCTGGATTACTTGCTGCCGACGTTTGGATGGATTAGGAGATAGGAGGGGAAGACAATGCTGAAAAAGATTTTTGCGCTGGTGGTGGCGCTGATGATGGCAATTGCGGGGAGCGCAATGGCAGATATAGATATCAGCACCATGACAGACGAAGAGCTCGAAGCGCTCATCGCTGACGCAAGGGCAGAACTTGACAGTAGGCGTAGCAATGCCGACGGGAAGGAGGATGTGTATCGTTTCCCGTGCGTTATCTTGGACGTCGATGGATATAAGCTCGAAGTCATGAATGTATCTGCATCCGAATATAATGGGAACGCGATGGTGAATCTGGATGTCGTTGCTGAGAATACAAGCGAATACGATATCGAAATAGACCTCAGTTTAACGACGATCGGAGAATGGGATTTTAGCGATAAGTCATTGTCTGAGGGGGTAAAAGTAAAAAGCGGAAAAAAGAGCAAGGACACTATGATGTTTTATATCCGCGATTTCGATGCCGCGTCCGTGTTGAGCTCGGACTTTGAATTTGAAGTATCCGTGTGGGACAAGGGGCGATCGCTCCATAATCTGTACAGATCAGCGCCGTTAAAAGGCGCGTTTGAATAAGCCTCGCCTCGGCGGGGCTTTTTGATAGGAGGAAAGGATTAGTATGGCGAGCAGGCGCAGATCGGAAGCGATATGGATTGAATCGAAGAATTATTGGCAGGTGAAAGTCCAGAAAGACGGCGTGCGCAAGGGGTTCACGTCCTCGATAAAAGGACGAAAGGGAAAGCATGCGGCGGAAGCTACTGCGGACGAATGGCTGGAGAAGGGCACGTCGGATATGCGTTTCTCAGCGGCGTGGGAGGCGTTTCTCGCCGACCAGAAACAGCATACAGGGACGGCGAACTGGAAAAAGCACGAATACATAGGGCGCGTATATCTGCTTCCGGAGTTGGGAAACACGCGGTTGTCGAAGATAACGCCGAATATGTGGCGCGCTTGCATAGACGCTGGGCAAAAAAACGGATTGGCGCGGCGATCATTGCAGAATATCAAGCTGTCAATATCCGCGTTTATTAACTTTTCGCGACGTGAGCGTTGGGAAATCGCGTTGCTTGAGCGCGGGGATTTGGCAATCACCAAAGACGCGCCTGAAGCGAAACGCAGGATACTACAGCCTGCAGCGCTGAAAACGTTGTTTTCCGCGGATACAATCATTCACTGGGGGCGTGAAGAACATTCTTTTTTCATCCACGCATGGCGATTCCTCGTTTTAACTGGGCTGCGGCGCGGTGAATTGTGCGGATTGCGGAACGAAGACATAGTAAACGGCGTAGTGACCATCAAGCGGAGCGTGAATGCTCAGCAGGAAATCACGGATGGTAAAAACGATAATGCACGCAGATCATTTGTATTATCGGAGGCGGCGAAGCTGGAATTGAACGCGCAGCGTGAAATGCTGATCGGGTTGTCTATCGTATCTCCGTGGGTATTTCCGGACGAGTTCGGCGAGATGCTGAACAGCACACATCTATACTCGATGTGGGATACTTACCGCAATCAGCATAACTTAGGATGCAGTCTGCATGAATTGAGGCATACGTTTGTCTCGGTCGTGCAAAACGACGTCCCGATGCCGATGCTGAAGTCGATGATCGGGCACAGCGAAGACATGGACACATCAGGCGTGTATGGGCACGCAGTCAGCGGAGATATGATACGCGCGGCGAACATTGTTGATGATGCGTTTTCGCGTTTCCTGCCACAAACGGGTGGAAAAATGGGTGGAAGAAAAAAATAAACCACCGAGAAAGTGCCTATTTCTCGGTGGTTTCGCTGGTGCGGTCGACGGGACTTGAACCCCACCAAATTACCGGATTTTTGTCATGTTGCATCAAAAATATTGACGTATTAGGCTGTTTTTTCGGATATATTTGATATAGCATCAAATATATCCGAAATTGAAACGGGTGGAAAAGTGGGTGGGGAAAATCCTATTATTTCCATCCGTCGATCAGCGCTTTTACTTCCGCCGATTTGGTGGCGAGGTCGTTGTGCATGGATTCCCACGCCGCGATCATTCCGTTGGCGTACTCAGGCTCGCGCTTGTACGCGTCCGATGCCTTGTATGTGTCGATCAGCTTTTTGACGGCGGAATGACCGGCGGAATTGAATCCGATATGCGCGCTTGCCATCTCGCGATACCATGCAGCTACTTCCGGAGCTTCAGCCTTCAGGCTATAGGCGATTCGGATTTTCTCTTTGGCTTCCTCAATGTTGCCTGAAATTTCGTTTGATAATTGTTTGATTATTTTCATACGTTTGCCCTCCCATTGATAGCATTATAGAGATCGCGGAGGTCGTCCGCGTTGAACGCGAATGTGCCCATGAGCGGAATATCAAAGGACAGTTTGCCCTGCTTCTGCATTTGTGCATAAGCGGCGTTATAGAGCGCGTCGAGGTCGATTTCGCCGTTTTCGGCGACGATTCCGAGCGCGCGAGCGGTCGCGTTTTGCTGCACGGCGGTCAGAACTGCATCCATTCTTCCGGCGCACAAGCCGTATGCCATGCCGAGCAAAAACTGGCGCTTACTATCCAGTTTGGGCATCATATGTTGGTTGATGTAGTCGCCGAGACCGACTTTGATATGATCTGCGTTTACCATTTCTTTGTCCTCCGTTCAGATTGAGGGGCGCTATTTCGCGCCCCTCTTCCGTTGCTTAGCCGTTTTTGCAGCACCCGTCACACTTGGGGAGCGGGTTGTAGAGCGTCTGAGCGGTGGTGGTGGTCCCGACGGTAACGTCGGCAACATGCTTGGGGTAAAACGTAGCGTTGGCATACGTGATAATCGAGTTATCCGCGCAGCAGCGACGCTCCGCCTCCATCTTGATGTCGCCCTTCAGCTCCGCCTTGACCGACGCGAGGTCAGCAGATGCAAGTGCGAACGAGTCCGCAGTGCGCTGATTGACAACTGCCTGATCGCAAATCTGAGATTCGATTCCGCGCAGTCTGTTGTCAATATACTTGTATACCTCCAGCGACTTCTGGTCGGTGTAGGTATTCGCATCGCGCAACTTCACTTCCGTTTCAAGTTCAGCGATACGCGCCGCCTGAGACGCTTCGTAACGGTTTACGAGGTGGTTCTCTGAGCAACCTTCTTCTGCGGTGCGTACCGCGCGTCCATTCACCGCGCCCATCAGCGGCATACCAGCGACGGCGAGACCGCCGAGCGCGGTGCCGATGATCACATGATCTATCGTTTCCGATAGTGCTGACTATTTCTTAATCGCTTTCGCGATAACGCCCATTTCGTGCGGTGACATACTCCGCACTACTCCCCTTCCGAGGGATAGTCGATACAGGTTCCCTTGCTATAGGGCTTCCCACGAGATTGCCTTGCCTTGCGGTTTAGGTTTCCTCGTTAGCTAGATGTGGACGTTCACACGTCAATTTATAGCCGTGAAACAATTTACCACGCTTAATAGCTTGCGATACTTTGTCTTTGTGACACCGGAAATAGGCAGCTGCGGCATTCGTATCGGCAAACGTCATTGTATTTTCTCCATTTGTTGCCTGTATGTTTCTATAGGCTTTTATGGAGTTTATTTTTTCAAGTGCTTCAAGCATCTTTCGCTTTTTGTCACTCAAGTTATTATCAACTGCGTGCTTGACGTTTTGCTTTGCCGTACACCATTCCAGATTCGCGACTGTATTATCGCATTTGTTCCCATTTATATGATTGACCTGCGGTAAATTATCAGGATTCGGTATAAACTGCCGTGCTACCAGTCTATGCACCAAATATGATTTTGCGATTCCATCCTTCGTAAGGCTTGCCCTTACATATCCATGTGGATCGACCCGCCCTTTGATAACATAATAGCTGCTATACTGATTCCTATGTCGTTTATCTTCTTTCGGCAAGCAGACAATATTACCGAGTTCGTCAATCATATATTCATCTTCGTACCCTATCAGTCGTTCAATTTTCATCGTCCCACCTCCTTGGTACTAGGATAGCACATCTAACCCCGTTTGTCAAACGGAAAAGGCGTTTGCGGGCATCATTACATACCCAGGGCGGTTGTACCCCTACCGGCTACATAATCCATACTATTTACCTCCATGATGATATTCGGCTGATCAACCTGTCATCATGATCGCATGGATGCGGATTTTGCGGGGGATAAAAGGGGCATATGTGGGGCGATTGGTGGAAACATAAGATGCGGGGCAAAAACATAAGGAATTAGATAAGACGGTGTTGACTTTTAAGGGAAAACATAATATAATACGTGCAGACGGCAAAAACTATTGCGGTTTTCACAAGACACGGTTCGTGAAGAACTTGAGGTCTTGTTTTTTTGCATAAAAAAAGCCCCGCCGAAGCGGGGTAAGTTGGTTTAGCCGATCAGGTCTTCGACGGTCACGCCGAGCGCCTGGGCGATTCTGAGCACGTTTGCGGATTGCGCTTTCAGCAGGTTTACCTTGCCGTTCTCCATTTTGCTGATGGTTCCGAGGACTACGCCGGATTTCCGCGCGAGCTGTTCCTGCGTCATTCCGGCGGCTTCGCGATACTGCTGCAGGCGGTTCGCAAGGTATTCGTCGCCCTCTTTTTCCGGGTCGACTCCGGCGTTCAGCTTTTGCTCGCTTTCGGCGGCGACGGTTGCAAGCTCGTTGCTGCTCATCAGGTTGCTGGCAGCGCTCAATACGTTGTAGAGGTCGAGCATTGATTTGACCTCGATATTAAACGTGGATTCGATTTTTGCTTTTGCAGCGGCGTTTCCTGCCATTGCAGACCCCGCAAGTATCATCCAGCGTTTCGGTGCGCCTAGCCCATATTCTTTAATCTTCGCTGCGTATGCCTTCTGCTGTTCCATCGACTTTTTGTACAGAGTGTTATCCATTTTCTTCTCCTCCTGTTTCTTTCAATAATTCGTGGATTTCAATCAATCGCGCCCAGAGTTGTTTTCTTTCGGCAATAAGCGCTTCCCGATCGATGCGTTTATCTATGATCGCGACTTCGCAATCTTCCGGCGGGTTCGCGAGCACTTCTTCCGCCTTTGCGATCGGGACATCATAGATTTCAAATTCCGCGTCAGCTGGGATTGCGGTTGCCCATCTGGTACGGCTTCCTCCGCTCTCCGGCGCGCCGCGAATGAATGCAACGCCGTTGCCGACGATTGCGCCGCCGTCTCGGTCAAACGCTCTTGCGACGGTTCGGCCGGCAATTATGACCGCCTTCCGGATTGCCCACACCTCTTTGGTCGTATGGACTTTCAGGGTGACAAGCTCGGAGGCGGGCGTTAAATCCGTTTCGCCGTATACCTTCTTCATGATGGTTCGCGCGCGCCTGAGCATTTTTTCTGAGACAATCCAACGCTTTGTATCCGCGTCCCAGCGCGCGTCCAGCCGCCTTATATAGTGGACAAAGTTCCCGTTATAGGGGGTGGAAATGTATGCTTTGCCGTCCTTGATTTCGACTGAGATTTTCACCGTATTCTCCTTGATTACATAATCTCGTCATTGGGTTCGCATCCAGCTGTAAGGGCATCATAGATCTCTTGCAATACATTGTCATACTCTTCGCTGCCAAATACATCACTGTCGTAATCTTCGTCCGGGTCGATTCCGAGCATCTTCAACGCGATTTCCGTAATCGCGTCCGAAAAATCAGGATCAGTGTCAAAAACCGCGTTTTCACAGAGTTCTTCGTAATCCATTTCTTCTTCCTGAGCGTTCTTTTCCATTAAGTGTTTCAGCGATTCGAGTTCCTGCATTATTTCGATCTTCATCTTAATTTCCTCCTTTCCTTCGATATCATTCCTTGCAAGGGACGATATCGAAGTTGGCATTGATAACGGCGTATTCGTAGCCGTTGATCACGCCGCAGCGGTAAGATTCGGCGCTGGTTGCGAAAACACGCCCGATCGGTTCGCCTTCCACGCGCAGGTCAACGGGGGTGATGTTCGCCCAGAAGGTCTTGCCACGGTAAGTGATTCTTTCGCCCGCGAAGAGCGCTTCCTTATGATCATTCAGATACTTCATTTTCGATTTCCTCCTTCTCGGTTTGACTTTATGCTTTACATTCCGACAGGGACATAGACGATGATCGTCTTGGTTTCGCGGTTGTAGCTATTCGCCTTGGTCTTGCATTCCGGATAGTTCCGCTTGTAGTCGCCGTAAAACATCTCGACTTCGTTGCAATCCGCCGAATTCTCGGCATCCTTCTGTCTGCGATAGCAGCAGGAGCAGATTCCGTATTTCTCCCAGTAGGCGATTTTGCTTTCGCGCTCGGAGGCCTTCCCGAAGAGTTCCTTCGTCTCGGTGTGTCCGCAGGAAAATACCACATCATACTTTGCCATTTTGTCTTCCTCCTTGATCTCGCCTTGGGCTTTCCTCATTTCTTGATTAAATTATAGCACACCTATATACATATGTCAATACTAATATTGCTTTACTTATGAGAATTAACATTATTTAACATTGTAAAAAAATGAAGCCCGGGGCGAAATGCCCCAGGCTAGCTTAAAGGTTGGATACGCGCTCAAGCTCCGGCAGGATTTCGCGCTTGATGCGCTTTCCGACGGCGCTGCGGTCCATGCTGATTTCTCGCAGCACGGCAATATCGACGATCTTTTCGCCGCGCAGGTATTCACGGGCGATGATCTTGTTCTCTCGGCTCAGGCGGGCGCGATCGATGAGACGATCAACGCCGTCCGCATCGAGCGCGGGAAACGGTAGGATTCGGGCGCTCATTTTTGCACCTCCAACTATTGACAGATTGTATTATATATGGTAATATAGCATTGTCTAGATCGGGTAACCGATCTTAGCGGAGTCGGGCTAGGCGGCTTCGGCTGCTCTAAGCGCTAGTCTTAGTGCTTAGGGTTCAGTGGATTGAAAGAAAAACAAGGTTGCAATTTTTATTGCAATCCACAACACCGCGATGCTGAAGTCAATGGACATCCTAGCAACCATTGCGCAATAGTGGGTTGGGCGCGGCGGGAATCTCGATCAGGGATTCCCGCCGTTGTTTTTTATTCTTCGGTTTCTTCGGGAGGATTGGTTTCTTCCGGCTTCTTGGCGTGGAGCGCTTCAAGGTTTTCTTTGATTGCTGCTTCGATTTCTATTCTGTCGACGCTGTAGCCCTTGGATTCGAGTTGGGTGCACACCCATTCGAGCTTTTTCGCGCCTTCGCCTGCATCGTAGATTTGCTCGGCCGCGAATACGAGGGTCTTGATCGTTGCGCGGAGCATAGTCTGCTGCTCGAGCGTCGTCCGTGCCTTAATCCATGGGATGAGCTTGTAGGTAATGAGAGATGCCAGCAGCGCGATGAGCGCCTGAATGATCGGGGTAAGGTTGATATTCATGGTGTTTTCTCCTTTCTCTGGGCGTTATGCGCCCTTGATCACATAGCCGACTGCCACGCCGACGGCGGCGAGGACGATGTACTTGACGATCTCATAGGTGATCTTCTTCCATTTGTCGCCGGGGGCAGATTCGATTTTTTCGACGCGTTTACCGACGGACGAGAGCGTCGTTTCGATTCGCGCGAGCGATTTGCCCATGTTTTCGATTGCATCGCCCTGTTTTTGCAGGGTTACAAGGATGCCGTTCTGGGTTTTGACCGTCGCGTCCAGCTCCTTCAGGCGGCGGCGGAACGATTCGTGCTCTGTTTCGTTCGACGCTGCATCCTGCAACAGCTTCTCGATTTTGTCATGGTAACGGTCGCAAAAAGCATTGACTTCGGGCATTTGCTTAGCCCTCCTTAATGTATTTGCCGTTGATCCAGTAGAGTTCCCCGCCAACGGTAACGGGCTTATAATCGCCGACTGCGGGCATAAGCAGCGTATCGCCCTTATGAACGGTATGTGCCTTACTTCCGCCGCAATCGGGCGGGGCGGTCCAGAGGTAGACGCTACCGCCGGTGACGGTATAGCCGTCGTCGGGCTGATCTGCCGGTTCATCCGGCTCAGGTGGATTATCCAGCAGCTTCAGCAGCTTTTCGACGAGCGCTCGAGTATCCTGCCCATAGATGCCGTCGGCGGTCAGGCGGTTGTTCTCCTGCAATTTTTTGACTGCTGCCTCGGTCGCGCCGCCAAAATCTCCGTCCGCGCCGTACTTGCCCAGATCGTAACCCAGACGGATGAGCGCCTCCTGCATTACGGTTACGTCAGTACCGCTCATGCCGCGCTTGAGAGCGCGAATAACCGGCTCGACGATCGCGCCGTCGTAGTCAAAATACTGCGTCATCCAGCCCCAGTGATCGGGCTTTCGGGATTCGAGCCGCGTGCGGACTACGCCATACATCACGCCTCTTGCCTCGACGATATACCAGTCTCCGGCGGGCTTTCTCGGTTCTACCGGCTCGACGAGATAGGCGACGTGGTGGATGTAGGATTTGTTATCCTGCCAAAATACGGCGGCGCCGGGGACGCGATACTCGGCGGGAATCATGCCCTTGCCCTTGGGATTGCACCAGTTCGCGTAATTGTCGCGGGCTTTGACGTTGATTTTGCCATACTCGCCGGAATCGGTTACATAGCCGTCTGCCAGCCCTTGGCAGTCCCAAACGCGCTCGCAGTGCTTGCGCCAGTAAAGCGCCTGATGATACTGTTTCTCGGTGTATTTCGTCCGATCGGTATACTGCGAGATTTTCCAGTTGGTCAGTTTCCAAACCTTCGGGTTTTCGCCGATTGCGCCCATGATATAGCCGTCCTTTGCCTTCCAGCGCTCGATCAAAAACGCGGCAAAGGCAGTACTGCTTAGTTTGCCCATGTTGTTATCACCTCTCTTGGATGTGTCCCGAGTTACAGTTTGTCATTATTCCATCCCCAGCGCGGCGCGGATGGTCTCAAGGTCGTCCGTGGTCAGGGCGGGATAGTCCGCCGCTATGTCCTCAAAGGATTCGTAATTGGCGATTCGGATGCGGAACGCCCGCACCATAATCCGCAGCTTCAGATTGTTCAAAGTCTTCATTTCATTCACCTCTTCCGATCAGGTCTTTATTAGATTAGTAGATAACGCAAGCCGCTGCCATTCCATAGTTGCTTATCGCGGTGGAGAAGTTCAGCTCCCCTGAATAGTTGATGAAATAGATGCCGCTGGCGTTCCACGAGGAAGCACTGCGAAGCCACCAGTAACGGACAGATGTCGGCTCTATCTGATCGTACTTGATGCGGTCGGTCTGCGTGGCTCCGTCGTACAAGGGCAGCACGCTGCCTTCTGCCACGCTGCCATTGCTGCCGAGGCCGATCTCCGCCATGCTGGGCAAAAACAGCTTGTCACGGGTGGTATAGCTGCCGCCCAGCGTGTCGCCCATTTCGTAGATGGTGTTGCGTGCGGTCGTAATGTCCACCGCGCCCAGCGCGTCCACAAAATCAGGGTCAAGGCCCGCCAAAAAGCCCTCCTTGTTCGCGTAGCTCGGCGCAAGATCGAAAATTGTCTGCCGCTGCCACCAGCTGTTCGCTGCAGCGCTGCTGTTCAGCCATTGGCGTGCGGCACTCTCGGCCCAGTTATTGCTGCCGTAGGCTCGGCGCGTGACGCTGTTGAACGTGCCGATGGTGTTCATGCAATTTGCTTTTGAGTTGCTGGCGGTACCCAGCACGGTGCCGTCGCTTCCAGCCGTCACAGCCAGACCGCTTTCCAGTACGGTGCCTTCCGCGTCGTAGGTTGTCACGGTGCCGCTTGTAATGTTCTCCGGTTTGTAGTCTGCCGCGTTGGAGTACCGTACGCCCACCTTGTTGTGCGTCCAGCCGCCACCCGCGGGAATGGGCCTCGTGGTGGTAAACTGGTAAGTGCCATCCTCATAGGTCTGCCCGTCGTAGCTGCCCTTGTACAGCGTAAAATTGTAGGTGCCCGCCGCCAGCGCGCTGTCGCCGGTATTCGCCCACAAAAGCTCGCTTGCGTTGATCTGGCGGCTATAGATGCAATGGTGCATCAGCAGCGTCATGGTGGGCGCATCCGGGTCGCCCGGCTTCTTGTGGTGGTTATGTGCTGCCACATCAAACAGCAGCGTCCCAAATACACTGTGCTGTACAGCAAGCTGCGAACCAACTGTAAACGCTGCTTCGCCCATGCCTGCGCGCACCAGCTCGGCTATGGCGTTCCAATTCGTATTTTGTTTTAGTAATGCGTTAAATACCTTAGCCATCCGCGCTTCAAATGTTGCAAACTCCTTGTCTACTCCAATCCTCTCCTGCGCCGCCTTCTGCTCAGCGTCTATCCACGCCGCGCCCTTACCGTCGCACATGGCGGCTTTGACGGCGTAGTCCATGCGCGCAGGCACTAGCGGTCTGTAAATGGTTTCGCGTGCAGTAATATCAGCTTCAGATGCGGCAAACACACATGGTCTATTATCATTGTCAAGCTGGATTCCAGATGTGCCATCGGCAAACGGGGCTTTAATAACGCCCTCTTTTTCCTCGTTCGCTATCGGCACGTTCGCCACCCCATCCACCAGCACACTGTTACCGGCTATCTGCACGTCCTTAACAGGCGCATACCCCAGCGCAGTTCGTATGTTCTCAGCGGTCACAGATGCATCGCTTCCCGGATCACCTTTTTCTCCGGGATCTCCCTTCGGGCCTTGTACTCCTGGAGCTCCATCAAACTTGCCCGCATCCGCGTCGTCCCGCACGCTCTGGGCGAGCTGCTCCGCAGATTTTACAGATGCAAGGATATTCTCGTAGATCGATGGTGTGGGTTCGGGAGGCTCCACTCCTGCGGTAATTGCGCCATGCTCGAGTTCATAGCGCAGTACATTAGTCGTTCGCGTGACATTATCTTTAACTCCCATCACGCCGACGTAAAACACACCCTGCGCTCTCAGGACCTCCGACGGGACGGTGCATCTGTTGTCGACAATTTTTTTGTGGAATACCTCACGTTTAGATCGGTAAAACACTGCCACCATATCGAATCCGTCCCACAATTCATCGAATTCGAATTCGATGACGTCTTCGTTCACGCCGCCGGACGCGACCATTGGCTTTAGCGTGAATTCAAGTATTTGGTCTGTGACCTTGGCTTTGATCAACGTTGTTCCCATTTTTTCACCTCCCATTATTGTTTTGTGTATTCGATTACGATCACGATGTCTTTATTTCCTGTCCACGACTCGCCGAAACCCATGCTTACATCTGCGCCAGCCACAAATACAAGCACACTCCACGATAAATTGCCGGAATAGGACGTTGGGACTGGTCGCCAGCCACCGTCACCCGGGTACTTGACGAATGCGCTCAGGCTGATCGGCGTATCGACTGCGCTCGGCAGGGTAGCAACCACACCAATTGCGTTTACAAGGCTGCTTGTGGTTTTGACGCACGCGCGGTAAATCGGCTTACCGTCGATCCAGACGTTCCCCGTATCGACTTCATCTTCGGAATACTTCTTATAGCCCGCTGAGAAGTCAACAAATCGATAAAATCGGTAGCCTGCGCCGTCTGTGCTCAAAGGTGCATCACCGCCGAAGCCCATATTGCCGGTCGATTCATCGATGTCCCAAATCTGTTCCTTGGTCGGCATCTCGTCCTGCGCCGCCGAGCTTCCGTAAATATCCGAAACCACCGCGCGGAAGGAATAGCCCGACAGATCGTCAAAATCGGAAATCGCAGCGCCGTTCTTCATCAGAAGCCCGCTGAACGCTCCGGAAATGCTTGACCCCGTTACTGTATCGCAAACCGTCCAGTCCGTTTCATCCGCTTTTTTGTACTCCACATGGAATGAAAGCGCATTCTTTTCAACGTTTGACACGACCAGACTGGACACGCTCGCCTGCAGGGAAATGTAAGCATACGTTCCGTCAATGATTGTCTTTCCATTCTCGTTCGCTCTCGAAACCGAAAACGACTGAATCTTCGGCGCGGAATAGGGGAGAACCGTGATGCTGCCGGTGCGCGTCGTGCTCAGTCCTCGCGAATCCGTAAGCGTCGCGCTCCATGGAATCGTGCCCGACCCGGTAATCGCTGACGGCCCGGAAATGGAGGTCTGGGGTAATCCCGCCATATCCTTTTCGTATTCCACACCTTCGATCTTGAACACAAGCTTCGCGGTAGACGCTCCGTATTGGGCGATGAACTGCCCATTCAACATCGCACCCGTTCGGGATTGCACGAATGCGGACAATTTCGCGGAGCTCGGAACATCATTGCCCCAAACCTGCCCA